ATTTACAGTGCCACTTGCAGTAAGGTTTCTAAAACTTGAGATGTCCTTATTAACATCAACAACAACTGCCTTGCTTGCTGCCACTGTTCCAGCAGTAACGCCATCAATTGCCTCTAAATCGTTTTCATTAATGTCAGCCGATCCGATAACAAAGCTACCGCCTGTTATTGATCCTGTAGTTGATATATTACCGCCAACAGTAAGATTTCCAGCTGGGCTACTTACATCAATTATTTTTTCATATTTAGAGCTATTAGTGTTTGTAGTCAAAGGCTGAGAACCAGAGCTAGTATGCGCTGCATTTACAATAAATACATTATTTGTTGTTGTATCTTTAACTAAGTCACGTTCTACATATGCAGTGCTTGCAGCCCAATCGCCTTTAAATGTGCCGAGCTCTTGGGTTACAGCTAAATCGCCAGAGCTATTAAAACTAAATACTTTGTTTGCTCGATCTGTAGCAGATACCGTAAACTCAGAGTTAGCTATGACGTTTGTTCGAGAACCCTTAATAGCACGACTAAGTTCTTCTTCATGTTTCTGAGACATGAACACCAGCTTGTCTAATGCCTCTTCTAGGCTTTCTGCTGGAAACGGATCGTTAGCAACCAGGTCAAGACCCTGGGTCAGTGGTTGCTCACGTATGATAACAACGGTCACACCTGACGCTGGTGCGGATCCAAAGACTACATTACCGCCACTAGCCGACCCTACTCCGCTCACTGTGTAGTGTGTCGTAATAGTCTGTGTTGTTTCAGTGCCATCCGCTGCTCTAAGAATGACAGTCAAATCTCCCTGGTCAAAGATCTTAAAGGTATAGGCAAACGTGGTAAGTGAACCATTACCAGAATAACTGACTTTGTTTGTGCTGCTAGATACTGTCATCTTCTACCTTCCTTTTTAAGGCGTTCTACTTCACTGTAAGCTTGTGCAAGGTCTGCATATCGAGGCATCTCAACCAACGCTTCAAAACCCTTATTGATAAATTGTTTGTTAATACTTCTAAGCTGCGCTAATCGCGCTTTGTCTGGTAATGATTTATATGTTTTGCTTTGCGTTACGGCTTCCAGCATTTGCCTAAAGGTCAATGAGCCATAGCCACTTCTATAAACTTTGACTTTGTTTTTAGCTAAACGAATAAGATCTGACTGCGTGCCATAACTTAGCGTAATATTGTTAAATTTTTCTGGGTTTGTCAGAGGCCACTGATATGTCATATCGTGCAACCGCAAAAGTTCTTTTTCATAGTTTTGCAGTGCATCACCGTCTTTGATACGAATACCAGTAAGTGCAGAAAATATTGCAGCACCAGGACTAGTTGCAAAGCTTACGTCTTCATCGCCTACAACCTCGCCAAGTGTGTCATACACGACAGCATTACGATCTCGTTCATCTCTAAAAAAACTGTCCTTAGATTGCAGCGCGTCTAATTCTTTACCAAAATTTGTGAAAGGACTGTACCATTCTGTTTTAGGTGTGCCGACTAAATTGTAATTTGGACTACCGTCTGTTTTGGCAAATTTATATATTCTACGCCCATCTTTTTCTTCAAACTGCAAAACATCTTCTAATGTATAATATTCAAAATCTTCACGTTCTTTAACTCTTGTTGGATCTGCTAATCGTTGGAACATACGCTGCAAAGACGATAGCGGATTAGGCAACCCAACAGGAGTCATGCTTTCAGCATATGATCGCGCAAGCTTGCCAGCATCGTAACCCTCTAGAAAAGCTGTTACATCAGCTAAACCTTGCAACATCGGCAATTCTTTGTAGTACTCTAGCGTTGCAATGAAGCCAGCGTGAAAGTAATTTTTCTGCAGCTCTGGATCTCTTGTCTTATTAGCTCTTTGAACTGTATCAGCGGTAATTGCTAAAATACCGCCTATTGGCTCATATCCAGAAAAACTTACATATCTTAGTGGGCCATTTGGTCTTCCAAACACATCGTACAACTCGTCAACATCCTCAGGCCAGCCATCGCCTTTTAATACAAAACTATACGGTTGCCAGCCTGGTGGTAATGCCTCACGTTCTTTTTCAGTTTCTGGCATACCACCAGTAATACGCCCATCCATAGCGTACTGCGAAACTTTCCACATTGTACCAGCGCCTAAAGATAAACGACCTAGTGCTAATTGCTGTGCTCGTGGGCCGTTTCGACCAAGCAAATCAACTGCTGATTTGCTAAACGGTGTGTATTCCATTGTTCGCAAAAGTGCGTTTGTTGGCGCTGTTACAAACGGCACGATAAAGCGACCAAGCAACGTTCTTTGAAACTTGCCTACAACTTTTCCGAAAATACCTAAGTCACTTTGTAACGTGTCAAACTTTGCTTTAACATCTAACTCGTCAGCCACCGCTCTCGTATCAAGCATAAGCATTCCAGCCTCGTCCAGCGCTTCTTGTTTTGAACCGCCATTTCTTATTGTATGCTGGTATCTTTTGTTTAGCGCTGTGTAGAGTTCGCCACGTTGCGATATTGTTTTTGTAAACTCGTCTGCTGCTAAAAGTAAACGAAACGGTATACGGACACGTTTGCCTAATTGATCAAGTGACTTGCCAAGCATTGAATCAGCGTCTTTAAAACCTGGCTGATATTGATCAATGTCTAACTTACTAGAACCAGCTGGCAGTTCTGTACGCCATGCTATTGAGGCAGCTTTCATTGCATCTCCCCAAGCATCGCTCCAACCTTTTACGCGGAGCATGGCATCTTCAATATAAATTTGATCTTCTGCTATAGGATAGCGCATACCTAGTTGCTTACGCCCACCTCTAATAACGGAACCAAAAATACCAGCAAAAATTTCTGTTGGTAACTGAAACAACATAAATGTTGCGTTAGAAAATATATTTTTAAACTGTGTGGCTGGTGATGATAACAATCCAGCAAGAAATGCCTCATGCACCATTTGTTTTGTTTTTGCGTAGTATCCAGCATTAGCAAAATCATTTATTGCTTTCATGCCACCTTCTTTACCGACACGTAATAATCTATCTGCTAGTTGATCCGTAACACCGTCTTGCCCACTATCTGCTAAAAGACGTTTTGCTTCTGCGCCAAATTGTTGTGCTGAAAGCTCACCGCTTACTGGTATTTGAAAAGATTGCAGCGCTCTGGCAGCCTCTGTTTGTGCGCCTTTAAGCTGCAACTGTATACCGCTGTGAATAGCTAACTGCCTACGAAACTTCAAACGTACATCTGCACCAGCTCCGTTTTTAATTTGTTTTGCAAGATCTTCTAATTTTTCAGCGCTTCTAACTAGCAGCTCTCTACCAGCTACAAATTCATCTGCTGTAAGACCGCCCTCGCCTATACGCCTAGATAAAAGCCTTTCAGTAAAACCGATCTCATCTTGCAGCTTGAGAAGGGCATCTTGTTTTGTATCTTTGTTTGATATGTAACCTCGTGTACGTACTTTAGTTTCATCGCCATAGACCTCACCGACAGCTGTAATCATAGCTTTGACGTCATCTTCTGTATCAACGTAATCAAAGTTAAAATCACCGCCATCTTTAAGCGATTTTATGTTTTGTTCTTTTTGTGAAGTACGCAGCAAAACCTCATCTGCTACGGTTTCATCTATAGCACCAGTTTCTAGATTAAACCCACGCTTGTCGGCTTGCAGAGCTCGCTTTGCTTGCTCGTTTACATTTATAGATAAATCTTCAGCTGACTGTGATTGCTCACTTAGTGCGCTTTGTGCCTCCTTTAAAACATCTGTGGGTGCTTCTTCTCCAATGCCAAAAGTCGACATACCTCTATCTTGAAATTTTTCGACACCTTCTGCACTCAGTATTTGTGGTGCAAGCTCTCGTTTTGTTGCTGCTTCAGAATACAAACCAGGTTGATCAACTAGACCACGCTCTTGCGGTGTTGGTACTCGCGGAGCTACACCTACTGGACTTTGACTTGTTCCTCTTGTTGCGCTGTCTGTTGATACATTTGGTTTTTGAACGCTGTTATCTACGCTATCAATAATCTTAACTACTGGCGCAAACAGTTGCATCAATTCGCTTCCGATGCCAGCGACTTGCACACCTTGCGCTGGATCCGTAGCAAACTCTGTAGGCGAGCCAGCAGCATCGATCTCTGCACGTTGTGTTTGCTCTTCAGCTAAGTCTTGTGGATTTACTGCCATGATGCCTCACGCAAAAAAGGCCGCATAAGCGACCTATAAGTAGTTTAAAATTTTTAGTGTGTTTACTGTTCTTTTGTATCAGCCTGACGTTTCATCATCCCGACAACATATTTTTGTTGTACGGTTTCACCAGACTTGTTTGCTGCAATCTGATCGCGCAGAAACTGCAACTCTGGTGCGCCTTTGCCGTATCTTTCTTCAGCTCTACTTAGCTGTCGTTCCAAGGATTGCGTCATAGCCATCTTTCCCTATCACGTTAGTTTCATTGTGCGTAATAATAGCAGTACTAATATCGGTGTTTTGACGGTTCATGTCAATAATTATGTCGTGATAAATATCTTCAATCTCATCTAACTTAGCTGCCTTTTCTGCAGCTGACATTGCATTCCAGGTATCTGCGCCCATGTCAAACTCTGGTATATATTGAAACCTAATACCAGTTAATCCAGCTATAGCCTCTTCGTTCATACCAGCTTGTCTACTAGGCTGATCTGCTACTCTTGCATCTGTAATAAATGTAAATCCATCAACGTTGTATTTTGTCAGCTCGTCAGACAGATCTCTCGCATAGTCTGCATCTTGTCTATTTCTAAAATATATTTCTACACCAGGACGGCTATCAGCTGTACGTTCTGGCACAATCTTAGAAATAAATGCCGCATCTTGGTCAGCGTCTTTTGCAACCTCAACCATACGCCTAGTTACACCGCTTGGGTCAAAGTTTTCGCGCACAACGAATTCAGCATTAAAAGCACGTTCATCTGACTGCATAAAACGTCCGTATGTATTATTAACCTGATACATCACAACGCTTTGATCTTGTTTAGCTGGCTCGCCTAAACGTGCTGCTACGTTAGCTTGCTCAACATTTGTCGGTCTTGCGCCAGGACGCTCGACACTAATGCCTAGAACATATCTTGCTACTGGTGCAGCTGCTGCGTTCACTTCTTCTTGCGCTGCAAGTTTTGCCGCTGTGTCAGCTTCTTGCGCTTGTTTTACTCTAGCAGCGTATTGCTCATCAGTTTCTTTTTTAAGTTTATTAGGTGCTTTGAATTTTGTATTAAGTATTTCGCGGTTACTTTTAATTTTACCTTGGTCAGCCGCACCAGCTAATGACGCTTCATAATCCAAAGATCCACCTTCACCAGCTTTCGATGTCCAACCTTTGTTTGTCCATATTTCTTTTTCTAAAAACCACAAAACAGCTTGCAAATCATCTGCACCCATTTCGCCAATATTAGGTGCTACGTTTTTAATAAAACCTTTTTTATTAATTTCATCGACTGCATCTTGGATTACACGTTGTCCAAAACCGAATTCAGCACCTACTTTTGGTTCTGCTAATGTACTGCCTACCATGTGTTTACCGCTTACGCCTTTTTCTACTGGTGGTGGCAATCGTTTTTGCCCAGACATTCTGCGTAGAAAACGTGCTGCCCATACATCAACAGTTGCTGCGTTTGTGTAACCAATAAGGTTACCAGTAAAGTTTGGCGTTTTTGGTGACCCTTTTGCAGATCTAAATAAATCTAAAAGCGCTCGCGTAGAGGCTGGGCTGTTTGCATTGAAAAGAGATCCACTTGCTTTTGTTATCAGTTTAAATGGACTATTAGGATCGTTGTGCATTTGCCCTAACTTGATGGGGCTTGTATCGCCTTTTGCTAACATCTCTTCGTACATGCGTATTTCGTTATCAAACTCGCCACGAGAAAACCTACGCATTATTTCAACAGCGTTATCAAAATTTTGCGTTACGCCTGTTTGCGCTGATGTTGTTCCTAGCAAATCAGCAAACAAATCCCCTAGTCCACCAAACTCTTGACGCATACGAGCTCGCATAGCTCGATACCAGTTTGCCTGTTCTATTATTGCTTTTGCGCCTGGATCCCCTTGTGCCGCTCGATCAGCAAGTTTTTTAATCTCATTAACGGTTTTACGTTTAATTGTATTTTGCCATTTTGTCGGATCGACATTTTCTGGCGGGATATGAAAGTTATACGGAACTTCTTTGTATGTAACTTCGACTTTGTCTTTTTTCTGCTTAACGTTGGCTACTTCCATGCCTTCTTGCAACCAGCCATCTTTTGCTGGGTAATTATTTTTTTGTGCTGCTACTTGCGATTGCACTGCTGTAGCAGTTTGCTGATCAGGAAAAGCTGTATTTATAATGTTTTTTTCTGGCTCTCTAACAAGCTTACCAATCATGCTAATCATACGATCAGTGACAGGCGTTATAGGGTTGCTGTAAAGTGTGTTACCCTCTTCTGCTATTCTAAGATCAGCTGCTTGCCCAGCATCAGCTAGACCAGCTCTTGTGCTTTGTATTACCTTCTTGAGTGGTTTACTTAGCAGCTTACCAACACCAGTGGCCTCGGCTAACCCAGCAATAACTAGCAATGCGCCTAAACCTCGATCAGCAACACTGCCATTATTGCGCCCTTGTGAAAATAATCTTGCACCCTCTTGGATGTCCATAATGCCAGCAGTAACAAAATCACCGACACCTATACCTAACGAGTTCGGGCTACCGAAAAACATATCAGACAGAACGCTAGACTCGTTTTCTAGTTGTGGCCTTGCTGCTTCTAACTGTCTTTGTATATCAGCTTCTGATAAACCTTGAGACTGCAGATCCTCAACAAAACTTTGTTCTGCTAATCCTAATAGGTACTGACTTAGTTCTACTCTGCCAGTTTCGCGCAAGGTAGGATCGTACTGGCCTATTACAGATCCACCGTTACGAATAATATCTTCGACCTCTGTAGTTGATAACGGCTCTGTGCGTGTTACCTGGTTAGGCATGTTTTCTTGTGCGCCACCACCCATCACAGCGTTTACAATGTCTGGCGTGTATCCAGCTGCTAACAGATCTTGCGCTGTTGGGTTGCCAAGAGAAGATGCGTAAGCTCTAGCGTCCTCAATGCGTGTTTGCTCTGAAACAAACGGTGCTTCTTCAGTCTGCCCTAGCTCGCCCATCGAGGGGCTTGTAGTCATTACCTCTGGCTGTGGCTCTGAATCGGGATAATACCGCTGATACTCTGGCGTTTCTCTGCCATACTCTTTGCCGTTAAGCAAAATAGACCCTGGCCTGGTAATTGTAACATCTAGCGTTTCTTCACCAATTTTGACGTACCCACCGCTAGACATTTCCGTCAGAATATCATGCGTACCAGTTTCGGGATTAAACACGCTTTTTTTGTTTTTAAGTGTTTTAGGATCCAGACCAGCCTGTTTTATACGTGCAGCTGCATTGTACTTTTCAACTTCATCGTCTGTAAAATTACCAAGTAAATCACTCATTAAATAATCCAGTACCGCTAAAACGAGATCTTATTGCTGCTTTGAAAATAACGAGTTTATCAAGCGCTTGCTGTTGTTGCGTTTGATCCAAGTTATCATACCAACTTTGTACGCTGTTTATTGGGTCATTAGGATCAATGCGAAAACCTAGCGTAAAGTCGTTTATTTGTTGTTCTAAATATTCGTTATACTCTACTCTTAGTGCAGCTGTGTAACCAACCATAAACTGGTCTATTTGCTTTTGAGCAAACGCAAACATTTCTTCCCTAGTCATAGGGTTTTGGGCAATTTGTCTTTTACTTGTTTCTCTTAATAATTCTCTAGATGCTTTTTCATATGCTGATTTAGATGCTTTCGCTAAATTATCGTCTTTTCCAATTGCTAGTAATTCGTTATATTTAAAAGCTAACTTAATATCGTTATCTGCTTCACCTAATGCTTCGTCACTTTCAGACTGCATTAGTTGCACTAAGTCTCTGTGCTGCGAGGCTTCTAGCTGTGGACGGCTGTTGTTTAGTTCTGATGTTGTAAGCATTCCGGCTTGTGCCGTTGCATACAGTCGGCTGTATTCTGCTGCGCTTCCTTCACCAGGTGCAGCAAAGATGACATTTGTATTTACATCTAGTTCTTTTGCCAGCTGATCTTGTTGCTCTCTGTTTAGCCAAAACTGACCTCTTGCGCCTAATCTATCATTAATAAAGCGTTTCACTTCTAGACCAGCAGCACCCTCTGGATACTGGTCTTCAAACCTAGCTAGGTCTGACGCATTAAGTATTTGCGCCATGATTTCTTTTGTAACTGGCTCACCATTATGCACACCTAAAGCAAAGTTATATGCCTTTGTGTTTAGCCTGTTTTGTGTTTCTAGCACTTCGTCTTCTAGCGTTTCTTGCAGATTGAAAACCTTTGTTGCGTCTGCAATTGTGCTTAACAAAATTTCGTTCGCTTGATCGGCTGGTATTGTTTGCAAAACATTTAAAACGTGACCTGGAATAGTGCCGCTAACTTTCATTTCTTCAGCAGTTATTTCACTACTGCGCACTTTTTGTATTTGTAAAAAAGCTTCATAAAGTTGTGAGGCCGTATCTATATCAGATCCAGCATATGCTGGCATAAGCTGTTTTGCTGCTGCTAACAACACACGCTGATTAACAGGTATACCATTTAGCTCTATAGATGTGCGACTAGCGCCTCCGTTCATTTCTGCTTGATCGTAAGCAGTTTCTAACTGCGCTAATTCCATTGCTAGATCATCAGAGGTATAATCTAAAAACGGATTAGATAATGTTTGTACTGTTTGTGCTTCACGAGCTGTCAGTGCTGCTTGTCTGCGCTGATCTATTTTAAGGTCTATTACTTCTTTTAATCTAAAACGTATCGGTATTTCTGCTTGTGCAAAGCTGTTATCAAAATCAGCCAGGGCATATTTGTTTTGCCCGACTGATTGTCTCAATGTTTTTTTTATTTCGTCTACACCTTTTTGATATTTAAGCTCGCCATCAAAAATATTACCAATGTCACGACTGTCACTCAGCGTGTCTGACAATTGCATAAGCTGTTCTTTTGCTGCAAATATCGCTTCGTTTTTTTGCGTCTCAACTAGCATCTTGTAGCGCATGTTTGTGTATTCAGCTGCCTCGCCTAATGCCGTTGTAAGCACACCGCCTTTTTGTAGCTCTGCATTGACAAATGGTGTAGCATTCATACGAGCTGTAATACGCGCGCCAGGTGCTTGATTACTTAATTGTGATTTTGCTCTGTAGATAGGTATTCTCATTAACTAAACATCCCACTACTGTAGCCAAATCGTGCAGCGCTACCCAAGCTGCCAATAAACGCTGATGTGCCTTGCGCTCGCAACCCAGCTGCTTGTGCGCCACCTTCCATGCGAGACAGCTCTGCGTTTAGTCTTGTGTTTTCTTGTTGGTCATTAATTTGCATGTTTGTGACTGCGTTGTTAAACTCAGCGACTGCCATGTCATATTCAAATTCTCTAGCGTTTTGCCGTAGAACACGCATCGGAGTGCCTCTAGAAATATCGATGCCACTTGCTGAGTAGTTTGCGACTACACTGCCTTGCGCCTCTGCAAAACGAAAACGATCTACACGTTCTTGCAAAACCGCATTGCGATTGATGATTTCACGCTGCTTTTCTAATAGATCTACGTCACGTTCAATAAGTTTTGCGTTGAATTCACCAACAGCAGCAGCAGCAGCAGCGGCTCTATTTGAAGCTCGCTTCTGTGAAGCACCGCCAAGTAGTGTCAAACCTAATGTTACGTATGGGTTTCCAGTTAAACTTGCAAGCTGAGAAAAAAAAGACATTTATAACCTATACATCGTAAGTGTTCATGCGCGGATAGAGCGCAAGTATTGTGATCGGTAGTGGCTGTGTCTGGCGCACATAAATGCGATCACCTTCTTCAAAACCACCAGGAAATTCTATATCTTTGTCACCAGTAAAGAGCGGCACGGCTGCATTCATATCCATGCTGCTGTCTCTAAAGAATATTCTATCTGCGTTGTTTGCATCAGTACCGACCTCTGCACCGACAGTTTCATGCAAGCGCAAAGTTACATCGTGTATGCGTTTTGGTTTTCCCTGACTTGTGCCATCGCTTGATCCAGCCTCAATGCGTAACGTTTGCATCTCGCTAGTGTATGAAAGTCCTACAGCGCCTGTTGTAATTGCAAAGTTTAAACTTATACCACCTTCAGACACCGTTTGATCAACGTGGGTTGCTCCATTTCCTAAAACACTTACTGTTTGCCCTTCTAAGTGAAAGAGCCCTGAGAGGCTCGATACAGAGCTTCCAGAGTATGACAACCCACTGTCTACAAAAAATGCACCAGTTGTATCGTTGCCAAAGTCAAACGTTTTCATCACCTCGACATATTGTTTTGTCTGTCCGTTAATGGTTCTTTTGACGATCATGTAGAGCTCATCCTCACCGCTATCTGTTGGCAGTGAGATAATGCTTTCTACTCGCGCTTGACTGCCACTAAACGCACCACCCAAAACATGCTTATGCCAGGCTACTATTTCTTCTTCGCGTCTGTAAGTTAGCCCCAATAATGTACCATCCGCTCTACGAGCCCATACAATGCTTTCCGGCTCTTGCTGAAACGCAAACTCTTCTATGCCACCCTCAGTTAAATGCTCGGCTAATACAGTTATGTCAGGCGCTGTGTAGCCGCCTACATCTACCTCTCCGACATATCTGAACTCACGCACCTTTCGCGCTCCGCGCTGGGCAAAGAGCGTTACATCTGCTACTTGAACAACTTCTGCACTTACGCATCCGTAGTTGCTGTACTTACGAATGACTGTAGACGTTGGCGTAACTGGGCTACCGTTTGTTGTGGTTAGCACGTATTCGCCACCAGACGTACCGATATTCAGTATTCTTGTAGCAGACAGATACCTGATGGCGTTTACCTTATTTGATGCGATTGTGTAGATAAGCGCATCATTATCGCCAGTGCCTGTTGTAAAGTTTTCGTATTGTGCGTTTTTGCTAAAGAACAACGTTTGTGGGTTGTTGTTTGTTGCTGCAAAAACTAAGCGCTGTTCAAAAAATGTTACAACACTAGGATGATTATCTGTACCAGTTAGACTTGGTACTGTGTTTTCAGTAAAGCTTGGCGTTGCAAACGACCAGTTATTGTGATCAGATCTAGAAAGTTTTCTTACTGCATGTGATGGATGCACCAAGTACATGACATCAGCCGACTGTGCAAACCTAACATCGTTAATCTGCGCGGATGTGTACGGTGTCGTTACTTCGTAAATTTCATCTACAACAACACCAGATCCGCTATATGTGCTAAAACTTGTTGTATTAAGAGCAACATCGAACAAATCAGTTAGCGTAAATGTATTTGTGGTTACATTAGCCACACGATAGTTACGCGATTGTAACTCTGTCATGCCACCGCTCGTGTTAACAAGCGCTATTTCATCTCCGTTGCTATAGCCGTGACTGTTTGCCGTAAACACGCCTGGGTTAGCTTTTGTTATGCTTGTAATAGCCTTAGAACTACCAACTAGGATTTGCAGACCGTTACGAAAGATCCGCATGTACTGATCGCCAAACTCAAGCGCATATGTATCAGCGGTTTTAAACTCAAACGGTATAAGCCTAGTAACATTACCACTTGCTTTTACCTCGCCCAAAAACTGTGTGCCAGGTCTTCTCGTTACACCGCCATGAGGTTGCACAATCATATTCGTTAGATTTGCCAGCCCCTCACGGTATTTCTCAATTGTTACACGACCCTCTAGCCGTGGAGATATTTCCCCAGCTGTGAAGGTTGATAGAGCTGGTGCAGATCGCGCCATTTACATTCTCGCTTGTAGAAAATCACTGGCCTCGATTTTTTGAGGCGCACCTTCAGTTGCATCAACAAACTTAGCGTTTCGTAGTTTATCGCTGTATTCAGCTGCCATGATTTGTTTAACAGTGTTACTGCCAGTAATTGCATAAGCTAGCTCGAACGCTAAAGCTGATGCCAACGTTTCGATTAAACCAGCATCATATTTTTGCGGATCCGTAACACGCCCTATGTATCTTATTTTTGCGATTGCTTCATCTGTTACCAGTTTGCGATCCTCGATAACAAAAGCTGGTTGTCCAGAGTTGCTTGTCATATCGTCATACGGAAACGTAAGTGTGCCGTTTGAAAACTCTAGCACACGCAGACAGAACGGATCTGTCGGTAAAGTATATTGGAAAGCATAGCCAAAATCTGGCGTGGTGCTTTCTTGTGGTAGCTCTGCGCGTCTTACGAGACAGTTCCAAGGATGCTGTCGAAACACCATATCGCGCACTGAATCATATCTTTGATTTACTAATCGTCCTGGCTTACTGTTTTCATCAAACGATGAGATGTTATTAGCACCAAGCGAATTGAGCGCAAAGTTTGCAATGTCTACCGTAGAAGTCATGTGTTAATCCCATAAAAAAAGGGGGGCGCTTTCGCGCCCCTCTAATTAATCAACCACGTATTTAATGGTTAGCTCGATTGTGCCAGTGCCAGCAGCACCGCCCATCGTTACCGTTACAGCCACACCATTACCGTCAGTGTCTGTCTCTGTGCCTGAGCCTAGAGCTAAAGTAGCAAGAATATCTACTTTTTGTGCAGATGTAGACGCAGCCGCTGCTTTAAAAGCTGCTGCTGATGCACTAACCGCTGTACCAGCTGCATTTGTGTGTGCTGCTGTTCCAACGCTTAATGTTGTTGATGACCCTAGTGCATCATGCGCTAAAGATCCTTCCAACAAACGTGCGCCATCTGGTAAGATAAACATCTCAATAACATCGCCAGATGCTAGTGAAGATGCTTCGTAAACACCGTGAGCAACGCGGATACGACCGCCTAGCTCATTAGCTTTGTTCATAGCTACTGGTGTTGCTCGATTGTTGGTTCGTTGTGTCGAATAAACTGTTGCCATTTCTCAATCTCCTTATGATTCAGTGCAAGCAATTTCGACTACCTTCACCTCTTCCATGCGAGTAGCACCAAGAGTTTGACAGTAGTAAACTTGCGTTGCGTAGGATTTGTCGGCACGTTCATCGATCTTAGCCATAGGCTCTTTGCCCATTGCCATTTTCACACCATCTTGAGCAAAACAGACAACCTGGCGGTTACCGTCTGTGTCTGTGGTCAAGAGATTGCTTGTGATGAAATTAAATCCCATAAATGAATTTATTTCACCTTGAGCCAACGCTTTTACAGTGTTGAAATCAGATGACTTAATCTCTGTTGTGTTCAACAAATCAGATACTTGTTTTGGTGAAACAACGATTGTGCGCGGTATTGATGGATCTACAGATGCAGCATCCAACGTTTCTTTTGCGCTCAATAGTTTTGCCACAGTCAGACCAGCTGATCCATGTGCGATTTTCTGACCAGCTGGTAGTGCAGTAGCTGTACCACCATCTTTGCCAGTTTGCGCTGTACCAAGTGCCGCTGCAATGATTTCACTATCCATCGCTCGACCCATCGCAGCAGCCGCAGCTTTGCCATAATTAGAGGTGGGATCAATAAGCAAACGAATTTTATCTTGGTCATCGATTAACGCAGCCCATTGATAGTCTTCCATTGTGACCATTCTTCTGGCGTGTGGATGATCAATAATGGGCGTATCGGCATGGCGCGATGTTCTTTTTACTGCTGCTGATGACCCTACTTGATCAAAAAAAGCTTTTTCGCCATTCACGCTTTCCACATCTACTGCATCACGCAGCAACGAAACCTTTTGCTGTGATAGCATTTGGACGTTCGCGGAAAACTGATTGACAAAAGCTGTAGTAATTTGAGTAGACATAAGTCTCTCCTTTTTTACAGTTTTAGTTTCAATTTAGGATTGCTGCGCTTGGTTATCTCTTGCGAGGCCACGCTTACTGCTTGAGGCAGTCACTCTGCATGTCGCACATGCTTGGCGTGTGGGTCTTTCGATTGTCCACGTATCACGATGCTGCTTGGAAAAGTTCTTGGACTTTCTGCACATAGGCATCATGTTCTGGGTGTCTGGCATCCATGTATGGCGTGCCAGGACGCATCAGCTCTTTAAGTTCTTGCTTGGCTTGCTCTGGTGTCATAATCAGCTCTGACGTTTCCCCTACCAGGTTGTCTTCGCCCATTTGCTCGCCAAGTGCTGCAAACATTTTTATAATCTCTGGATGATCGCCAAGTTGCCGACCATCTGCCATTGTTTCTGTAAAAAACTCGTTGTTTTCTATACCGCCTAGCAATGTATTAGCGGCTGACTGTGCCAGCTTAATACGTTGATCTGTGGCTTGCCCCCACTCTTGTTTAAGCGCAGCAACACCTTCATCAAAGGCTGCTTCAGCTCTAGCTTCGTGTTGCTGTTCCATTGCAGCATTTTCATTTACAAAATAAGTCGCAATTTTATCAAACTGCTTTGGCGATAGACCAGCCTCAAACACAGCTTGTCTAAAACCGTTTGCCTGTTCTTCGCTTAGTATATTATCAAAATTTGCAACATATGCAGTTGTATCTTGTGGACGCCCTGTTTCGGCATAAAAGTTTGTCCATTGCTCATCAGTCCAGCTTTCTTGTGGCTTGCCTATGTTATCTGCGCCAATCATTGATCGAGCATGGACATATGACTTTGCCAGAGATCCAGCGTCTGTAAAGTTTTTTAAACTAGGATTGTGACGTAGATCTTCTGGTAAGCTATCTAAAAAATTAACTGGTGCTGCGCTTTCCGCTACAGCTTCCGTTGCGACTTCTTGAGATCCAGTGTCTTGGGTTGCCTCTACTTCGCTCATTCGGGTTCCTTCCCTTCGGTCAGCATACGGACAATCAGCAGCACGGCTGCTCGCTGACCTTCATTAAATGCAGAATTATATGGATTGTCCGAATACGTGGTTGTCTCAAAGCCGAACCGTGCTTTGAGGTCACTAAGTACGATCTCGCCATTCTCAGTATTAAACGTTCTGCGATAGGCAAGTTTTAAATCTTCTACCTTCATTCTAGCGGCACTGTTCCAGCTGCCTTAATAAATGGCGCTATCTTGTTTGCAGCTTCAGCGCTTTGCATCTGTTCTTGCATTGCTTGTTGCTGTTGTGCGGCCTCTGCTTGCTGCTGTCGGATTTCCGCAACCTCATTATTTCCTCTAATAACTCTGGCTGGTAGGCCAGCTGTCTCGACAAGGTACTGCACCATCTTATCACCATCGAGGTAATCGGTTACTGGTGCTACCTGGCTCACTTGCAGCAATATCTCAAATCCACGGAGCATGGCTTGTAGATCTGTCAGTTTTTGCGCTTTCGCTAGGGGGCTAACGTATTCAATATCAATGTCCTGACCTTGTAGCTCCTCAGGTGCTGGAGGGAGGAGGCCAGCCC